GCCTGTTAGTATATTATTTCAAAGAATACGTGAAACAATGCCGATGGACGATCCAACAAGCGTATCGCGTAAAACAAAAGCTGATATATTAGCATACATTATGAAAGAAAACGATATGCCTTCTGGAAATATTCCTTTACCTTATCAGAATTCAAAACTCAAAAGAATTCAATGGTCTGCTCAAAAGAACTCTAATAAATAATACTATGTTAGAATCAAAAGAATCCTATCTTGGAAACCCACGCGTTAAGCGCGATGGCGTTATTCAAGAATATCAAGAGCATGAGTTGAGTGAATACATTCGTTGCTCAAATGATCCTGTTTATTTCGCAAAAAACTATGTAAAAGTAATTCACGTAGATCGTGGACTTGTCCCTTTTGAACTTTATCCTTATCAAGAAAAAATGTTTAAGCATTTTAGAGAAAATCGCTTCAGTGTCGTTCTTGCTTGTCGTCAATCAGGTAAAAGTATTTCTTCTATTGCATATATTCTTTGGTATATACTGTTTCATTCAGAAAAAACTGTAGCAATTCTTGCAAACAAAGGGGCGACTGCGCGTGAGATGCTTGCTCGTATGACACTCATGCTTGAAAATATACCATTCTTTTTGCAGCCTGGTTGTAAAGCTCTCAATAAAGGTTCAATTGAATTTAGTAATAATTCAAAGGTAATTGCAGCTGCAACATCAGCATCTTCAATTCGTGGTTTCTCTGCTAATATTATTATGCTCGATGAGTTTGCTTTTGTTGAAAAGGCTGCCGAGTTTTATACAAGTACATATCCGGTTATTTCATCAGGTGAAAATACTCAAGTGATTATTACATCGACTGCAAATGGTGTTGGCAATCAATTTTATAAGATATGGGAAAGCGCGGTTCAAGGAATATCAGAGTTTAAACCGTTTCGCGTTGATTGGTGGGATGTTCCAGGTCGTGATGAAAAATGGAAAGCATTAACTGTATCAAATACATCTGAACTACAATTTCAAGTTGAATTCGGTAATACGTTTCATGGTACCGGTGATACTCTTATTAGTGCTGATTCACTTCTCAATTTAAAAGCAAAGCCACCAATTCATTTAACGGAATGGAATACAAAGATATACGAGGAAGCTGTTGAGAGTCATGAATATGTAATGATGGTTGATGTAGGGAGGGGAATAGGTCAGGATTATTCTACTTTTAACATAATCGACATTAGCGTTAAACCGTTTAAACAGGTAGCTACTTTCCGAAACAATACTATTTCTCCTTTGCTATTCCCTAATATTATTTATAAAATGGCGACATTGTATAATCAATGTTTAGTTGTAGTCGAAAGTAATGATCACGGAGTCGTAGTTTGTAATGGACTTCATTACGATCTTGAATATGAAAATCTTTTCTTTGAATCAGCTGTTAAATCTGATAAGCTTGGCGTCAATATGACTAAAAAGGTAAAAAGAATCGGATGTTCAACATTCAAAGAATTATTAGAAAACGATAAGCTTGAAATAGTTGATGAAGATACAATTCATGAAATCACGTGTTTCGAGGCAAGAGGCAATAGCTTTGAAGCAAGTAGTGGAAATCATGATGATCTTGTAATGAATTTTGTAATGTTCGGTTATTTTGCTGGAACAAATTATTTTAATGAGCTCACTAATATTAGCTTGAAAGATTTATTATATCAAAAACGTATACAAGAAATCGAAGATGATATTGTCCCGTTTGGGTTTATTGATAATGGTAGTAATAATACTCAACAAACAACACCAACTCAAGATGGATGGCTATATGATGAAAACGATAAATTCTTTTAAATCATAAAAATTATAAATAGTATCAAGATTGAAATAAACCGTATTATGATTCATATTATTTTAACTAGTTGACAAGGATTTAACTAACCATGGCATTATTTACTCCATCAGAATCTCCGGCTATTGTAGTCAAAGAGATTGATTTAACAGGGGTTGTTCCAAATGTCCAAACTACAACTGGAGCCTATGTAGGAAATTTTAGATGGGGACCAGTTGAGGTTGCAACACTCGTAGATAACGAGGCAACTCTAGTAAGCACATTTGCATCACCCGATAACAATAATTCCGTAGACTTTCATTCAGCAGCATACTTTCTACGGTATTCCAACTCTCTTCAATTAGTAAGAGAAGTTACAAGCGCTGCTAAAAACTCGTACGACTCAGACGCAGCTGCTGCTCCAACCGTAAAAAATGAAGCCGATTGGGACGCTCAAATTTCTGCAAGAGATAGTGATAACCATACATTCATCGCTAAATATCCTGGTGATCTTGGTAATTCACTTCAAATCAGTGTTTGCCCAGCAGATTCAGATGCGGCAACTCAGCCATTTGATAGTTGGACTTATAAGGGTAGCTTTGATGCTGCTCCAAGTACATCATCATATGCAGCTGGTAAGAGCGCAACGAAAGACGAAGTTCATGTCGCTGTAGTTGACCAAGATGGTACATTTACAGGAACAGCAGGTACTGTTCTTGAAACATATCCATTCTTATCACTCGCGTCAGATGCTAAAAATACAGACGGATCAAGTAATTATGTCTTAGACGTAATTAATAATCGATCTAATTACGTATGGATGGCCGGCTTCGGTAATCAATCAAAATTCACAGCACAAGCAGGTACAACTGCTCTATCAGGCGAAAGTTTCTTACAGACTGTTGGAGCTCCACAAGTTGAAAGTTTCTCACTTGTTAATGGTGTTGCTTCTGGTTCACTTGGTACAGCTGAATATTTAACAGGATATGATTTATTCGAAGATGTAGATACAATTACAGTTGATTTCATCATTGCACCTGGTATGAGTTCAAACGCGGATCAAGCGACTGTGGTAAATGATCTTGTAGGTATAGCAAGTTCAACGCGTAAAGATTGCGTTGTCAATGCTTCTCCAAGTCGAACAGCGATTGTAAATAGTAATTCGCCAACAACAGATGCTGTAGCAAGTGCTGATCTCTTTACGAGATCTTCATACTTAATTGTTGATAATAACTACCTTAAAGTATATGACAAATATAACGACAAGTACATTTTCATTCCTGCCGCAAGTTCGACAGCAGGTCTTTGTGCTGCAGCTGATCGTGATGCCGCTCCTTGGTTCTCGCCAGCAGGTCAACGTCGTGGTGCATATCTTGGTATTACTTCAACATCTTATGCTCCGACTAAATCAAATAGAGACGTACTTTACAAAGCCGGTTTGAATCCAGTTGGAAACATACCTGGTCAAGGTATTTTACTTTTCGGTGATAAAACATTCATGGCAAGACCTTCAGCATTTGATCGAATCAATGTTCGTAGACTCTTCCTTGCTATCGAAAGAGCAATTGCAATTGCCGCAAGAAACGTAATGTTTGAATTCAACGATGAATTTACAAGAGCTGAATTCGTTAACCTCGTAGAACCTTTCCTCAGGGAAATCCAAGGTCGAAGAGGTATTACAGACTTTAGAGTCGTATGTGATGAAACAAACAATACAGCAGCAGTAATTGACCGTAATGAATTTATCACTAACATCTTCATTAAACCAGCACGTAGTATTAACTTCGTTACATTGAACTTTGTAGCAGTTAGAACTGGCGTTGAGTTTGAAGAAGTAGTTGGAACAGTATAGAAAGGATATAGATTATGGCTGTACTCGGAGTTGATGACTTCAAATCAAAATTAAGAGGTGGTGGCGCACGCGCTAATCTCTTTAAAATAACGCTTAACTTTCCTGTTTATGCTGGAGGTGATGTAGAACTTACATCATTCATGTGTAAAGGTGGAGCAATGCCTGCTTCTATCGTAGCACCAATTGAAATTCCATTCCGTGGACGTCAATTGAAAATCGCTGGTGATAGAACATTTGATCCTTGGACTGTTACTATTTTCAATGATACGGGCTTTGAAGTTCGTGATGCAATGGAGCGTTGGATGAATGGTATTAATTCCCATTCACAAAATGCTGGTATTACGAATCCTGTTGATTATCAAGCTGATCTTATTTGTGAGCAGCTCGATAAAAATGGTGACTCGATTAAACGATACGATATTCGTGGAGCATTCCCGACTAACGTTTCTGAAATCGAACTAAGTTACGATGCCAATGATGCAATCGAAGAATTCACTGTTGAATTCCAGTTGCAATATTGGGAAGCAAGAACAACTAGTTAATTTAACTGGGTTACAGGGCATACGTCCTGTAATCCTATTGAGTTAATTGGGTTATATATAGATGTATGATAAAATATTTTACTGAGCATCCTCAAAGCGTTAATGAAACATATGTTCAACACCTGTTTCAAACAATAAAATTTGCTGGTATATTTTTTTTATCAGGAGTTGTAGTAATAATACATGGCGTATTTCCATTTGTATTTAGAACAACTGCAACAGAATTACTTTTAGGTTCGTTAAGAAAAGCAAGACCGGATCTATTTGAAAAAGATAAGGATTAAAAATTGGCTAAAATATTTGGTTTTGAAATCAAGAGAGCTGGTAAAAACGGCGGAGATGGTAATAACGTTTTACCTTCTGTTGTACCTCCAGCAGGTGATGAAGGTGCTACATATATAACAGCATCAGGTTCACGTACAGGTCATTATCTCGATCTTGACGGTGACAAGGCAGTCGATAGTTATAACCTCATTCAAAAATATAGAGCAATAGCGCAGTATTCAGAAGTTGATAACGCTGTTGAAGATATTGTAAATGAGGCAATTGCTCTTGACCATGATAATGAAATCGTAAGTCTCCATCTTGATAATCTTGAAGATGTATCCGACAATCTCAAAGACTCGATGCGAGATGAATTTACTCAAATATTAAATATGATGAACTTCAATAATTATGCTCATGATATTTTTAGACGTTGGTATGTTGATGGACGAATAGTATACAATCTTGTTGTTGATCCAAAAAATGAAAAAGGCGGCATTAAAGACGTACGCCCAATTGATGGCGCTAAAATACGTAAAGTAAAAGAAGTTGATACGAAAAAAGATCCAGCAACTGGAGCTTCAATTGTAACAAAACAAACTGAATTTTACATTTATGACGAAAGCCCAGATTCTACAATTAAAAATACTCAGAATGCGATACGTATGTCTGCGGATTCTGTTGTTTATGTTTCTTCAGGTCTTACAGATTCAACTTCGTCACTCGTACTTTCTTACTTACAAAAAGCTCTAAAGCCGGTTAATCAACTAAGAATGATGGAAGACTCTCTTGTCATCTATCGTCTTGCTCGAGCACCTGAAAGAAGAATCTTTTATATTGATGTAGGTAATATGGCTCCAGGTCGTGCTGAAGGTTATATTAAAGATATTATGGCTCGTTACCGTAATAAGTTAGTATATGATTCATCGACTGGTGATGTTCGCGATGATCGTAAACATATGTCGTTGCTTGAAGATTTTTGGCTGCCTCGTAAAGAAGGTGGTAAAGGTACTGAAATAACAACTTTACCAGGTGGTGAAAACCTTGGTCAAATTGATGATATACTTTATTTTAAAAAGCGTTTATATGAATCTTTGAATGTTCCACTCTCGAGATTAGAACAAGATAATGCTTTTAGTTTAGGTCGAACATCTGAAATAACTCGTGACGAATTAAAGTTTCAAAAGTTTATTGATCGTCTACGTAGAAGATTCTCTAAATTATTCCTTGAAATACTTGAGACGCAATTGATTCTAAAGAGAATCATTACTCAGCAAGATTGGAATAAATGGCATTCAGACATTACAATCAATTTCTCAAAAGATAATCATTTTGCAGAATTAAAAGATGCTGAAATCCTTAATGAAAGAATCAATACTCTACAGCAAGTGGAACCTTATATTGGTAAATACATTTCACATGAATATGTAATGAAAAATGTTCTTAAAATGGATGAAGAAGAAATCGAAGATATGAGAAAACAAATTGATCTTGAATCACAAGGTAAGTATTTCAGCGAACTTAAAGATTCTGAAATATTAGGTGAACGTATTAGTTCATTGAGCGATGTTCAAGAATATATAGGTAAGTATATCTCGCATGAGTTTGCAATGAAAAATATCTTAAGAATGTCTGAAAAAGATATTGAAGATATGAAAAAACAAATCGAAGTTGAAAAAGAAACAATGGACTTTGATAATGAAGATGATGGTTTTTAAAGGAAATAAATTATGTCAAATGAAAAAATAGCAGATTTTATTGATGATCTTGCAGCAAATAATATGAATCAAGCAAAAAATACGTTTAATGAATTAATTCAAGATAGATTATCAATTGCTATTGATCAAGAAAAAGTGAAAATAGCAAATACTGTTTATAATCAAGCAATACCTGAAAAAGAAGAAACATAAAATTTATGAAAAAGTTTAGTGACATTCGAGAAACGACCGAAATACCTTCGTTAAAAGGCGTTCGCGTAGATCTTGAAAAACTTAAAACTAAATTAATAGGTAAAGAATATACGCCAAAAAAAATAACTGATACGTTTAGCAAGGTAGGCTCAAAGCATTATTTTGACGTAAATTTTATTACAAGTCCAGTTGTTGATCCTGGTCAAATGTTAGTCAATGCTTATTTTGATCCAGAAGAAGATGCGATTGAAGAGATTGCAATTGAAATTGAATTGGTATTTAATAATAAAGACAAAACAATAGTCTTATCTGAAGAAGGTTTTCAATGGCTTGTACGAACTGTTCTTGCTTCTCTTACTCATGAAATGATTCATCAAAAACAGTATCGGTCAAGAGGCGGAATCAGAGGACGTGAATTTACTAAATTTAATTCTGATAGCGAAGATGTTCAAAAGGCTCAAGAATATTTAGGTAATACAGATGAAGTCGAGGCTTATGGTTTTAATATTGCAGATCAGTTAATGCGCTCAACAAAAGATTATAAAAAAGCGCTTGATGTTTTACGTGGTGGCGCTAAAGATTCTTTAAAATATAGCCCTGATCTATTTGCGTATATAGTAGCATTTGGTGGTTCAGTAAATCATCCAATTATTAAAAGATTGTTGAAAAAAACTACATTTTATCTCAATAAAATCAAAAATAAATACAACTAGAAAACTTAATTTTTATAAATAATATAAAGTTACTTTGCAGGAAAAATAATGAAAAGATTTAGACATCTTAGAGAAGCGTTAAAATCCGTATACGATAAGAAAATGGGTAAAATACGTATTCAAATTTTTAAAGATTCAAATGATTCACGTTTACCTTTTGTTGTAAAGATCGATGGCGACGAAATGGATATGGGTTTCGAAACGCTTGCAACTGCTAGAAAAGTTGCTGTAATGACCGCAAAAGAGTTAGGGTAAATAAATTTATGTCTTATCTAATTAAACCAATAGCAAATGAAATTGCTGCTCCTACATCAAGTGGTACTGCAACTGACGTAAGTAATGCTCAATATGTTAGAATTGTTAATACTGCAGCAACAACTGCTCATTTAGTTACATTTGCTGGTTCATTTTCCGGTACAATGACAATCGCAGGTGGTGATACTGTATTAATCCAAAAATCAAAAGAAGATACTATCTTTGCAGCTAATGCGGCAGTTAAATTGGCAAAGGTTTCAATATAATGATACCATTTAAAAATTTTAGAGCTGAAATTAACGAAGCAGCTGATATTAGCGGTTTAAGTATTGATCAACTTAGGAAGAAATTTAGACGCAGTATTGCTGATTATAGAAAAGATGGCTTTTTTAAAAATGATAAAATAGAAAAA